CTCTATACGCTCGGCAAGCTCACAAACCCACCCAAAAAGATCAACCTTCAGCATTGCTTGGACGAGATCATTGGCGCCGGGTTGGGTTTCCGATTCCCCTTCGAAGGCAACGACTTCTTCATGCTCAAGCGGGACCGCTTTGACGATTATCAGAGCTACCTGATCTCGAAGCGGACAAAGAGTGAATATCTCAGATTGACCAGCAAAGAGATGGATTCCGAGAAGTTCCAAGAATTTCTTAGAACTTATAGTAAGAATTCCAAATCTGTTTTGAGGTCCATAGAGAGTACAAAGCATGAAGTACAAAGCATAAAGCAGAAAGAGACGCCGCAAGCCGATGAATCGCAACCGTCATCAGTGAGGGAAGTATTCGATTATATGTCGACGATCCGGTCTGACCTTGCGAAACAGATGCTTTCTCAAGAGGCGTCAGCGTTCTTCGATCACCACGAGACGCGCAACTGGATCCCCAGGGGAGCCTCGCGCAAGATGGTGAGTTGGCGGGCAGCCGCGAGGACGTGGCTCAGAAAGGCGGTCGAGTTTGGCAAGGTGCCAGCAGCGCCGAAGGTGGTTCTATGCCCAGGATGCAAGGAGAAGATGTTCGTCAACCAGTACCAAGCCCACGCCGCTGGATGTGAGAAACTCAAAACAATATCACTGAGCAAAACAGGATAGGTTATGCAGTCAATCGAAGTTCATTCACAAGTTATCCACAGGAGGAGCTATGCGTCCACAGACAACAACACGCCGGCTACAGAGGAAGCTCGGTGAGGAACAGCTGCTTGCAATCGGCAAAGAAATGTCGGACAAGGTGTTGGAGATCGAGTCAATCGAAACGGCGAAGAAGAGAATCACCCCGCTGCGGGAGGAGATGACGCTCCTGGGGAGCAAATACAACAGCGGCTTCGAGGATGTAGAAATCCAGTGCGACATCGTCTACAACTACCCAGAGCCTGGAAAGAAGTCGGTCATTCGTCCAGATACCAAGGAGACGATCGAGGTCGTCGACATGACCCAAGAAGACTTACAGGAAGATCTTCCGTTCACGCAGGCAGAAGTTGTCAGCGACGCAACTCCGAAGCTTCCTTAGCATAGCCCGCTCTCCATCCCGGAGGAAAACAGGGATGCCGCTTGACCGAGTAATCGATCGCTTCGAGAGAAGCGAAGAGCTGGCGATGGGGACCGCCCGGGTGCAACTGGACATGGTTCTTGTCAACGAGGAATATCTCCTACGCATCCGCGGCGGGTTCGAGAAGCTGAAAGCCGCGAAGGACTTCGACGCAATGCTCAAGCGTGGCGAGAGTCTTACACCCGGGCAATTATCGTTCGTAGAAGGAATCTACGAGGCCATGTGGCGCGGCGCTGGCTATACTTCGATCAACGTCCACCACGATAAACCAAAGGGTCAATTGAGGCATCCACGATGAACCTGAAAAACTATACATCAAGCGTTCCGGAAGAAGTGCTTCGACGTGATGATGAAAGAAGTGAAGAGGCCAAGGCCTGAAACTGAGCAGCGCGTTCGAGAGCAGGCACAGCGGACTGCTTGGAAGTTGCTCTACGATTCCGTTTCCGTGCAGATCTCACTGATCATGATCGACCAAGTTGAGGTCGTCGAGGTCTTCCTGCCATACTACTATGATCCGGCGAAGGATCAAACGCTTTTCGAGCGATTGAAGGCAGGAGGATTCAAGCAACTCACGGCGGGTAAACAATGAAAGCGCTCACACTCACCGAACCCTGGGCGACGCTGATGATGCTCGGCGAAAAGAACATCGAGACAAGGTCGTGGAAAACAAACTATCGGGGCTTGATCGCGATTCACGCGGCGAAGACGATGCCACGGCAGGCGGTGGAATTTCTTAGGACTCCCGATGTAGTCTCTACTCTCGCATCCCATTGTATCGAATTGCAGATGAACGATCGAGGAAGCATCATCTTCAACCTTGGGGCGGTCCTCTGCATCAGAGAGCTTGTCAAAGTAGTTCCGACGCAGAGTGTCGTTGCATCGAAGACGGAAATATCCTTTGGAGACTATACGCCCGGGCGGTTCGCTTGGGTCTTTGCTCCACAGATCAAAATCATCTCTCCGCCGGTTGGGGTAAAAGGCGCTCTTGGACTATGGGAGTGGAAGCGATGAACGAGCTCGGCACTCCGGAGAAGTTACCGCGTGGGATCGTCGGCACAATCATCGGCGTGGTTGTGGTTTTATATCTCGTCGCAATCTTGCTCTGGCATCTCTGGGAGATTGTCCATTGACCGAAGCGAACCTACTCAAGCGGCTCATCATCAGCGATCTAAACTCTAGGGGCCATTTGGCATGGAACAACAATACTCTGGGTGTGTGGGACCAGGAGCGCCACTGCTACCGGAGGAATAAAGACCGCTCAGCGATCGGGACGGCCGATGTCGTCTGCTGCCTGAAGGGCGGAGGATACCTCGAGCTGGAGGTCAAGGCCGGGAAGGACAAGCAAAGCCTAGACCAACAGATGCACGAGCGAGCAGTCAAGCAATCGGGAGGGCGATATCACATCGTCAGAGATTTCGACAGCTACAAGCAGTTGCGGCAATCGGAAGGATGGTAGCAATGGAGGACGATCGTCAACGTGTAATCGCGCATCTCAATAGCGGCGACTATCACGGCCTGATCAACGGCAAGGTTGCAAGCCGAGAGGGAAAGGACTTCGGCCGGATGTATGAGGTCGAACTCCTGGACCATAAGGACCTGAAGAAGGTCCATTTGAAGCGGAATCAATTTGAACCGGAGGACTGATGTCAGAAGCCAGGGAGAAAAGGAACAAGCAGATCGCCGCGATGTATATGCAGGGATTGCGTCGGGGGCTCACCGGTCCCCAGGCGGTTGACGCGATCTTTGAGTCAGAAGAGAATCGGCGTTGGTGCTTGCGTCACGACACGATTCGTCTGATCGCGACCTACAAGGGCTACGGCCTGACAACGGAACAACGACATGCACTGGAGGAAGTCAAATGACAACTCTCACACTGTTGGTAATATGCTTTCTTTTCGTCGCTCTTTTGAGTTTTTTGCTCGGAATTGTTATCGGATTAGACATCGCTTGCCGTGATCTCCGCAACGCGTTCCAAGAACGGGATGTTAAAATTTAGACTACTGGCCATAGAATCTATATTTTAACACACTTCCCATTCTGCAAGGTCGTATCTTCTTCCAGCCCGACCGACCCTCGGGAACATAACAACCTCCCTGTGATGAGCCCGTTACCGTTCGAACGGCGGTAACGGGTTTTTGTATTTATAGGTGAACATGAAGACGATTCCATTGACCACAGGTGAAATTGCATTTGTCGATGACGAAGACTACGAGCGTGTCTCGCTATTCGATTGGTATGCCCTCCGTGTGACTGAAAATCTCGTCTATGCTGTTCGAGTCATTCCAGCGGCACGAGGGAAGCAGACATTGGAGTTCATGCACCGATATATCATGAATGCTGCCAAGGGCGAGATAATCGACCATCGCGACGGTAATGGCCTCAACAATTCCCGCACAATGAATCTTCGGCGCTGCAGTCATGCTGAAAATATGCGGAACAGCAAGGTGCACCGGAACAACACGTCGGGATATCGCGGTGTTTCGCGCTCAAAGCATGGTTTTCGAGCATATCTCTCAGTTAATGGGAAGACCATTCATGCTGGATATTTCAAATCACCGATTGACGCAGCAAGAAAATACGATGCAAAAGCGAGAGAGCAATTCGGTGAATTTGCACGGCTGAATTTCTCGGTTAATACTTGAAAAGCACCGGACTGAAACCGAAAGAGCAGCGATTCGCCGACGAATACCTGACCGACTACAACGGTTCAGCCGCCTATGTCCGTGCCGGTTACAAGGTGAAGAACGCAAACGTCGCCGGCGTTCAGGCTTTCAAGATGCTAAGGAAGCCTAAAATTGAAGGTTATATCCGCAAGCGTCAGCTCGCCCTCCAGAAAGAACTCTTCATCACTCAGGGCACGATCATGCGAGAGTTGGCGAAGTGTGCGTTTTCCAACATCGGTGATTTCGTGGAGTTCAAAGCTCCCGCGCCGTCAACTGCAAATCCATCGGCAACTCCTCCAACTGAAATTCCCGTCGGCGATGTGATGCTCAAAGACTGGAGCAAACTCTCACGCGATCATCTCGCAGCGGTATCGCAGATCACGATCACCCGAGAAGGCGGCGTGAAATTCAAACTGCACGATAAGAAGGGTCCACTTGAACTTCTGGGGAAGCAGAGAGAGATGTTCGCCGAGAAGCATGAAGTCACAGGCAAAGATGGGGCGCCGCTCGTGCCTCAAATCGTAAAGGTTGTCATCGTCAATGAGCATCGAAGTCCTGACGAAAAATGAAGCAGATGTACTCGAGATCAAAGGAACCAACGTACTTGAGCGCAACATCAACGCCACGACCCGGTTCGTTATCAACCAGGGTGGCACGCGTTCAAGCAAGACGTACTCGATTGCACAGCGGCTGATCATCAAGTCACTCGAAGAGACGGGGCTTGTCATTTCGATAGTCAGGAAAACAATGCCCTCCCTCAGGTCGAGTGCGATGAAAGACTTCTTCACACTGTTTGAAGAATATGGACTCTATGACGATGCGTGCCACAACAAATCAGAGAACATCTACCGGCTGCATGGCAACGAGTTCGAGTTCTTCGGGCTTGACGAGCCTCAGAAAATCAGAGGCCGCAAGCGTGATTATCTGTGGCTTAACGAGGCGAACGAATTTGCGATCGAGGATTTCAAACAACTCAACTGGCGCACACGCGGGCAGATCTTCTTCGATTACAACCCCTCAGACGAAGAGTTGTGGATCTATGAACTTATGCAATCCCGGCCTGAAGACTGCACAATCCTTGAGTCTACCTATCTCGATGCCAAAGAGTTCTTGCCTGATGAGATCATCCGGGAGATCGAGTTGCTCGAAGATGCAGATCCTGAGAGTTGGTCAATCTACGGACTGGGTAAGCGGGGCCACAGATCAAACGTCATTTATCGGCCCTATGACATCCTTGTCAGTTATCCTGAGCCGGAGGAAACGATCTACGGAATCGACTTCGGCTTCAACAATCCGACGGCACTGCTTGAGATCGGGATCAAGGACATGCGATTTTACCTCACGGAACTGCTCTATGAATCGGGGCTTACCAATGCCCGGCTCATCCAGCGCCTTGAGTCTCTCATCAAGGATAAGAACTGCGAGATCTATGCAGACGCAGAGGACCCGAACCGGATCGCAGAGATTCACGGCGCAGGCTTCAACGTCCTTCCTGCCGACAAGGGAGCCGATAGCGTTATCGCCGGCATTCAGTTCGTCAAGGGCCTGAAGCTCTACAGCCGGTCATCGAATGTGAATCTGCATGCTGAACGTGCAGCCTACAAGTGGAAGACAGACAAGAACGGCAAGCGCATGGATGAACCGATCAAATTCAAGAACCACCTGATGGATGCAAAACGGTATGCGCTCTATACGCATTTGAAGAGCTTGCGAGACGGACGAGGCGACATCTCCTTCGCCCGGCTTCGTTGAAAGGACTCAGACATGGCTGGCAAACCCGGCTTCCTTCAGCGGTTGAAATCGATCATCCCGTTCACGAACGCATTCCAGACGTTCGCCTTCTCCCCGCGCTACTCAACGGTGTGGATGAAAGCGGATCCGGAGTCGTTCGCTGACAAGGGCTATGGATCGAACGTCTATGTCTTCTCGGCGATTCGCCAGATCACAACCAAGTGCGCAGCCATTCCCTGGCGCGTCTATGATGTCAAGAATGTAAAGTCATTCGAGCGGTTCAAGTCCCTGCAGAAGATGAGCATTGCATCACGAGAGACGCGGGCGATGAAGGATGAAGCTCTCGAGGCGAACGACGCCCATCCGCTGAACGACCTGTTCTATAATCCCAACTACCTGCAGACCTGGAGTGAGTTCGTAGAGTCGGTCATTGCCTTCAAGCACATCATGGGTAACTCCTTCATCTGGGGCGGCAGACTTGGCACCGGTCCCGATTCAGGTAAGATCAAGATGATCTTCCCGATCTCTCCTTCCGTGGTCGAAGTGAAGGCCGGTCCCTATCCGCAGCCAGTTGACAGTTACACGATCCATCACAAGCCCGTTGCCAAGGAGGACATGCTGCATCTGCGGTACTTCGATCCGAGACTGGACTCCAGGCGCATCGGACTTTCTCCGCTTGAGGTATTACTCAAGCAGATCACGATGACGAACTCCTTTACAGATACGAACACGACACTCGCCCAGAATCTGTTCCGGATGCCTGGCGTGCTCTCGGTTGAAGGACTGAAAGCGGGGGACAAGAAGACCCGGGACGACATCCGTGATCAGTTCATCGAAGATCAAAGCGGAGACAAGCGCGGCCTTCCGATCGTCACCGGGGCAACGATCAAGTGGCAGGACATCGCCTTCAACCCGAAAGACATCGACTGGGTCAACGGCTTCAAGATCACAGCCAACCAGATAGCGATGGGTTTTGAGATGCCGCCTGAACTGCTCGGCGACTCGGAGCACAAGACCTACAATTCGATGCCAGAGGCGATCCGCTATTTCTACTATGGCAAGATCATCCCTGAGATGGCTTCGCTTCGCGACGGGCTTAATCGCTGGCTCGTGCCGCAATGGGAGAGAAACCCGAATACGATCTGGCTGGACTTTGACATCAACGGAATAGAGATCCTGCAGGAAGAACGGACCGCAGTAATGGACCGGGCAACGAAGGCATGGCAGGTGGGGCTTTACACAATGAACGACGCATTGAAGAAGATCGGTGAATCGGAGATCGGCGACGTCGGCAACATTCGCCTGATCCCGATGGGAGCACAAATCTTCTCTGAGGCCGACCTTGAGGCAGCCGCCTCCGGAGTCAAGCCTCCGACGCCGGCCGGACAGCAACAGCAACTCGAGGAAGCGATCGCATACCTGAAGAAGATGGGAGTTGAGCCTTGAACTGGTCGCCCTTAGAGAACCGATCCGAAGAGCAGAAGCGCATGGCCTGGCTTGGCGCACACGCAGAGCGGTCCCGCTATACCTCATGGGCGAACATCAAGATCGCAGCGGCCCTGAGATCGCAGACTCACCTTGCCGCTGAAGCGATTGATCACACGGCCTATTCCGGCGAGCTGCACGACAACATCACCCGCTCGATCGAGAGTTCGAAGCCGCTCATCACGGCGGTCTATCATCGGCTGTATATGATGATTGCCCCGCTCTTCGCTGCCAAGGTTCTGGACTCGATCAAAGCCACTGCCGGCCAGACTGCAAGTTGGGAACGACGAGTGTCAGATTATCTCTCGACGCAAGGCGGAGCGAAAATCACACAGATTAACGACGAGACGCGCAAGCGCATCATGTCGATCGTGGATGAGATGACTGGAGAAGGCAAGTCGCTGAGGGAGATTGCCGCTGCGATCAACTCGAACGTCATCCTTGAGCAGATCATCGCCAAGCGAGCGATGGTCATAGCGCATACGGAAACTCTGAGCGCCTCTAACTGGGGTTCGTTAATGGGGGCGAAGAGTTCTGGCGCGGACGTCAGGAAGCAATGGATCTCGACAAGGGACGATGCAACCAGGGGACTTAAGCCGACGGACGAGTTCGATCACTGGCACATGGATTCGAAGGAGGCGGAGCTGGACGATTTGTTCGATGTCCCTATGCGTCCCGCCGGCGTTGAGCCGATGCAGTTCCCTGGCGATCCAAGCGGGAGCGCGGGGAACGTCATCAACTGTCTCTTGCCCGGGGCAACGATGGAGGGCGATTTCAACGCAGTATTAAAATCCGTCTATTCTGGCCCGGCCATCGAGATCGCAACACGCGGCGGTCGTCGGCTCTCCGTTACTCTCAATCACCCCATAATGACCACGCGAGGACTTGTTCCTGCGGGCGGCCTCGCGGAAGGCGATGAACTTGTTTGCAAGCGAGGGAATGTTCGGATGAACGCCCTTGCTGGGCCAAGGTGTAAAGACGATAAGGACGCTCCAACCGCGGTGGAGAAGATATTCGAGTCGCTCTCTCTTTCGCACCCCGTTCGTGTCGTAGTGGTTCGAGGTTTCGATCTCCACGGCGACGCGATCTTTGGGAATGGCGATGTCGAGGTTGTAGTTCCTCACGGGGAATTGCTGCTCAACGGCAACCCCGCGGAGTCGCAGAATGCTGGCGAGCTCGCCTTCCAACTTGCCAACCCTGAGGAGTCGATGATACATAGTTCTGGCTCTCCGTATCCTCCGCTCCATAGGGTCTTTTTGTCCACGACGAGCATCCCATGCGGCCGCGCATTGTCGTTCAACAGCGATCCTGTTCCTCTTAAGTCGGGACCATTTCAAAGCCTCCGATTGGGACTGAGTTCTCGTGACGACGCCGCTCTCGGCGAAATGTCGCATCAACGTGGGTCGCGCGATACCGGCTCTCTTCGAAAGTTGATTCATCGACATTCCCTTGCGATAGAGACCGATGAGGTTGTTGATGTTCGCTATTTCAAGTTTTCTGGGCATGTGTATGACCTCCAGTCTGTCTACGGCTTGAATATAGCAAATGGCATCGTCATTTCCAACTGTCGTTGCACGATCGGTTACTTGAGAAAGGGTTGAAGCGATGAAGAAGAACAACGGTATCGAACCTTTGCCTGACCTCTACCGAATCAAAGGCATGGCAACGCATCAACACTGCGAGTTCGCCTCGATGGTCAAAGACGTCGACGTGAAGAACGGGATCATCACCGGCTACTTCTCGGCCTTCAACAACGTCGACTCCGACAACGAGATCGTCGTGCCGGGAGCGTTCAGGCGATCCATCAGAGAGCGAGGGCCCTCAGGATCAAACCGGGTTGCATTCCTTCGTCAGCACAGGCCGGAGTTGCTGCTCGGCCGGCCAACGGTTCTCAAGGAAGACAAGACGGGGCTCTACTTCGAATCGAAGATCAGTCCGACATCCTATGGCAAGGACACGATGGTGCTCTACCAGGACGGCGTGATCAACGAGCACTCCATCGGTTATGACGTGGTCAAGCAGGAGCGAACGCAGGATGAGCCAACGCGTTTGCTCGAGCTCAGGTTGTGGGATGGCTCTGCAGTCACCTGGGGAGCGAACGATCAGACGCCGTTCCTCGGGTTCAAGTCAGTCAAGGATTGGTCAAAAGCATTCGATCAGATCGACAACATCAATCGCGCACTCACCGACGTGGTAACGGATGATACAGCGATGACATTGGAGATCTGGATCAGACAGTTTCAACAGGGCATAATGGATTTCGCTAAAAGCCTCGTCCTCGACGATCCGCGCATAGCCGCAATCGAAGAGGCATCGCAAAAGGCTTCGCGGTCCGAGATCGCATCGATGCTCAGGAAGCAAATTCACGATATGGAATCACTCAACGAAAGGCTACGACAATGATGAAAGTCGAAGACGACACGGAGATCAAAGAACTTGTCGAGAAGCAGTCCAAGGCGTTCAAGGGTATCGAGGAGAAGCTGGACGAACTGGACAAAGAGGTGAAGAAAGCCGGTCCCGGTGTTGCCGCTCTCAAGGCGGAGATCGAGACCAGGCTGAAGGACTTTGGCAAGCTCGCTGACGATGGCCGTGAGGCGATGAAGAAGGAAATGCAGAAGCGCATCGACGAACTCGAAGTGAAGTTCAACGCTGCGGGGTTGGCCAGTGGAGTCGGGGAAAAACCAGAATCCGCAGGGCAACTCGTCATCGAGAACGACGAGATCAAGGCTCTTACGGGTAAATCGATTCAAAGCGTGCGGCCGATGAGTATCAGTGTCAAGAGCTTCCGCAAGGAAGTTCTTGGAACTCCCGGTAGTGCGGGCGACCTCGTTATCCCGTTTCGCGTTCCGGGTATCATCCAGCCCGTGCCGAACCAACAGTTGCGGCTTCGGGACATCCTGACTGTTACACCGATCTCAACGCCGGTCCTGCAATATGTCCGTTCGCTGATGTTCGGATCCGAGTCTGGATCGAGCGGCCAGTTGAACGGCAATGCGAACGTCGTTGCTGAAGGCGATCCGAAGCCGAGGGCTGACATGCGATTCAAGGAGGAACAGGCTGTTGCTTCCACGATCGCAACCTGGCTGCCGGCCTCGAAACAGATCCTTGCCGACGCTCCTGTGCTGCGCGGCTTCATCGACACGCAGTTGCTTTACTCGCTCCTGCTCGAAGAGGAACTGCAGGTTCTTTATGGAAGTGGCATTGCCCCGAACCTCGAAGGCATCACGCTCCTGGCTCAGGTCTACAACCCACAACCGGGAGACACAGGCATCGATGGACTGCGTCGAATGATCGCCCAGGTTCTTGCGGCCCGGTTCCCTGCCACAGGCTTCGTCGCCAATCCGCTGGATTGGGTTGAGGTCGAACTGGAGAAGGATAAAGTGGGGCGCTATATCATCGGCGATCCGAACACGATGCTCGGCTCACGCATCTGGGGTCTGCCTGTCGTTCAGTCGGAATCAATCATCCAGGGCAACGCTCTCTGCGGAGCCTTCGGAATGGGCGCCACGCTGTACGATCGGGAAGAGGCCAACGTGCAGATTGCAGAACAGCATGAAGACTTCTTCACCCGGAACATGATTGCGATCAGGGCAGAAGAGCGGATTATGCTTCCGATCTTCCGGCCGGCCGCATTCGTCTACGGCGTGCCTTCAAGCCCGTCAGCAAGCTAACATCAGAAGGGGGATCTGGGGAACACGCGGATAGGATAAGGGCGCGTCGGAAGATGCGCCCTCCCCCTTATCAATCGGAGGAAGAGTGTTCAAGCCAGGGATAATCATCTCGATCCAACCAAGTAAAGGATCTGTGTTTGATAGCGTCCTGCGCATCTGCGACTACGCCAAGACGGCTGAGGCTTGTGGAGCGGTTGCGGTCAAGATCGAAGGCATCGAGCGAATTGAAGCCGTTAAGGAAGTCGTATCGATCCCCGTGATCGGCATCGTGAAGATGAGGCTTAATCGAGTCCCCAGGTTCCCGATCACTGTGACAAAAGAACAACTCGACCGGATCTTTGCTGCCGGTGGGGATTATGCGGCAACCGAATCACTCGCCGTGGTTGAATCGGCCGACGATTACCATCGTTCGAAGATCATATTTGAAGCCGACGCATTTGAGACATCGAAGATTGCTGAGTCGTTCGGCGTGGCAGCGATAGCGACCACATTGTTTGGCTACACCCCCGAGACGCATGACCGGTTCTCACTGGATCCGGACATTGCCGCGATCGAGGAGTTGGCCAAGGTTCTGTCTACACCGTTGATCGCCGAAGGTCGCTACGGAACGGCCGCCGACATCGAAGAGGCAATCAGGGCGGGTGCCTTTTCCGTTTGCATCGGGACTGCGGTAACGAGACCCGACGTCGTCATACAACGATTCGTTTCACAATTCGAGCATGAAACGACCCTACATAATTAGCGAGTGCGGTTGCAATCATCAGGGCGACCTGGAGACTGCGAAGAAGATGATCCGCATTGCTGTGGACTTCTGTGGAGTTCAGGCTGTGAAGTTTCAGAAGCGGGACATCGAGCAGTATCGAACGGATCCGGCATATTATGAGCATCGAAAGGCTCTTGAGTTCTCGATCGATCAACACGGCGAACTGCGGGGCCTGTGCGCATCGCTCGGTGTCGACTACGGATGCAGCGTGTTCGACGAAAAGAGTCTGAGTGAGATTCTGTCACTTGGCCCGTCATACATCAAGTTTGGAAGTGCCGTCAACCAGAGAAAGGATTTGATTGGGATTGCAATCAGAGAGGCGTCGCTGCCCGTCCACATCTCTCTTGGGATGCTGACGAACATTGAACGAGAAATCATTGTAAATCACGCCAGAAGGTTTTCTGATCGCATTGTCCTCTACCATACCACAACCAACTATCCAATCAGGTCAACCGAGGCGTGTCTGCTCGAAATCTCAATGCTGAAATCAGAGACGCATTGTCACATAGGCTTTTCGAATCATCACCCCGGCGTCGCTCTTGACCTTGTCGCGTACGCGCTCGGGGCAGAGTATATCGAGCGTCACTTCACGCTGGACCGGACGCAGAAGGGAACAGACCATGCGGCAAGCCTCGAACCGGACGGACTCCGCAAGGTTGTGAAGTACTTAGCCGACGCTGCGGATGCGATGGAGTACAAACCGGAATCGGGACTTGTCGAATGTGAGATAGCGAATAGGAAGAAATTCAAAGGCTTATGACCATTGCCGCCTTGATACCGATGCGCGCAGGATCGAAACGCCTGCCGGGAAAGCACCTCCTCGACATCTGCGGAACCACGCCGGCAGATGTGGCGGTCAACGCTGCGCTGTGTTGCCCTGACATCAAACGGGATTGCACGTTTGTGGCGACAAACGATCCGGCGATCCGGGATCACCTGAGCGATCGCACGGTTGTCTTCTTCAACCGAAGTGAACACTCGTGCACAGACGACGCCCGGACTGAGGACGTCGTTCAAGAGTTCGTCGATCAGACAAACTTTGATCTCGTCATCCTGATCCAGGCAACCAACATCTTCACGACTGCATTCGACCTGGCGATGGCGATAAGGGATCTCAGGGCGTTCAAGCTTGATTCACTCGTCTCAGGCGTCTGGCTTGCCCGCTATCAATACTGTCGCGTCAAGGGTTATCCCAGCGATATTGCAAGTGCGGACTTCGATACTGAGACACGGCCAGGGCTTTCGAAGGTGCGAAGGTTCTTCGTGGAAAACGGTGCTTTCTACATCTTCAAGCCTGAAGACTTCAAGCGGACAGGTAAACTGCTCAACGGAAGCATTGGCTCCTACGGTATGCCGTTCCAGTCCTTGGTTGAGCTGGACACGCAGGAAGATCTTGAGGAGTTGCGGTGTATGCGACAACTGATGATTGCCAGGAGGACTCATGAAGTCGAGGTCTGAGATCGGCGGGTACTTAAACGACTTGGGATTACTCGGAGTTGGCGTCGAGGTTGGGGTGTTCGAAGGCGCTTTCTCAGAGACGATCCTTGACACCTGGAAGGGAACGAAACTCTATCTCGTCGATCCCTGGGCGGTCCTGCCTGGTTACGGGCCGGGACTCGGTCTTGTCGATGGCAAAGACTTCAACGCTTCGAAGGCATCACAGGCCGACTGGGACAAGGTGTTCGAGGACTGCAAGCGGCGGCTTGAGCGATTTGGCGAGCGTGCGGAGATGCTACGATTGTCAAGCTTTCGGGCCGCTGCGCAGTTCGCTAATGAAAGTTTGGACTTTATCTACATCGACGGCGATCACTCGTTTGAGGCGGTGTCGATCGATTTGGCGATCTGGTATCCAAAACTGAAACACGGAGGATTCTTCTCCGGTCACGACTATCTGCTCGGCACAAAGGGCAGAAGCGCCGCCAAGCGGATCCGGCATGGGAATAAGTGGGTTGGCTCGAAGCGCTATCAGGTCAAGGAAGCCGTCGACGCATTCGCCTTCGCCAACGGGATCTGGAAGGTTGAACTCACGAGCGAGACGGGAACAAACATCTCCTGGCATTGGGTGAAGAAGTGACATTCGCGACCCTCACATCTGAGAACTACATGCCCGGCACGATCGCACTCGTGAAGTCGCTGCGCATCAATAGCAGGCTCGACGACTTCGCGATGATTGTTCTCTTCGAAGGTGAACTCTCGCGGAAATCGATTGACGCTCTCGCCTCTCTGCACGTCACGAACCTAATCAGGCGCAGCGAGCTCGGCGAGTTCACGATCAGACCCGATCAGATGCCGGGAGCGCAGCGGCTCGTCGCATCAATGCAGAAGCTGACGCTCTTCAACCTGACGAACGAGAAATTGATATACTTTCTCGATAGCGACATCATCTGCGTCGGCGACATTCGAGCGTGTGAGCAGTTCAAGCATTTCTCATCGACGGTAGTCTTCGGGATCTCACTTCCCCATTCAGTCTGCGGCCGGCCAATGTTCTCCGGAGGGTCTTTTGTCTTCGAGCCTTCAGAGGGCCTCTATGACGAGCTGCAGAAGTTCGCCCTCGAGTACCCGGGCAAGTTCCCCCTGGCTGATCAGTCCATCTTAAACGGCTTCTTCTATGCCAACGGCCATGCCGATCAGGTCCATCTGCTTGGGATCGAATGGGAAGTCCTGAAACGCCTCTTCGTCCATCACCGGCAGATCTGGAACGCCGTCGCTGACAAGAAGTTCGTCCATTTCGTTGGCAAGAAGCCCTGGCAGACTTCAGAGCCGGGCTATGCAGAGCTTGATCGTTTGTGGAGGCGCTATCAATGACCTTCGCTGATCTGGTCACAGGAAAGTCGATTGCACTGATTGCACCGGGAGCATACCTCGCCGGCACGAAGCAACGCGAGAAGATCGACGGGTTTGATCTCGTTGCCAGGATCAACCGGGGATTCCCGGTCCCCCTGGCGATGGTTGAGGACATCGGCGAACGCTGTGACATTCTCTTTCACCTGCTCTCTGTGGGGATGGCTGCGAACGAGAAAGAATTCGCGCCCCTCGTAGGGCATGTCGGCTTCATCGTTTCGACGCATCATCAGGGTGAGCCGCGGTTCGCACGGTTTAAGGCAATCAACCGGGGACGCATCCCTTGTGAGTGCGTGCCGTTCTCAGTGGTCCAGCGTGTGCGTTTGCACGTCCGCAAGGCCCCTAACGCCGGCGTGGTCGCAATAACACATCTGCTCTCACTGCCGATCAAGTCGCTTTACCTGACGGGATTCAGTTTCTACGAAGACGGATACTATGCCGGCTACAATCCGAAGGTCCCGAACATCAAGGGCGGCCAGGCTGGACACGACCAGACATCGGCGAAGGCATACCTGAAGGAGTTGATCGCATCCTCCGCTATCCCGGTTGAGATCGATGCTGTGATGCAGCACGTCTTCGACCGCACGCTCGCAGTGCAGAAGCAACTCGAGGAACTGCAGCGGATCGGCAACGATAAGGTCGTCGAACTCAAGGCCACAGTCACACAGCGTCATGGAGCTGAGACAATCGTCGCTGGGGATACGATGTTGCGCATCAAGCGTGATGCTGATATTCTCATCCGAAAAAGAAGGGCGGTGCTCGTCTAATGGCAAATCTAACTTTTTCGTTCACCCGGGACATCTACTTCCATCACAAACTATATCGCCGCGGCGTGGTCCACACATTCAACGCCCTGCACGTCAACATGGCCGAATCGATCGCTCTCGTCAAGTTCGGCTGGGTCCGTCAAGTGCGTTAGAGAAAGGCAACATCTGCATGAAACGATTGAAAGCATTGAAGGACGTCTATCACAACGGCCAGATGATCCATCGGGGACAGACGTTCAACGTCCAGGACGACGAGGCGAGGCTCTATGTCCGGGAGCGGAAGGCTGAGATTGTTCCCGGCCGCTCGCCGCTCGTCGCTGCGCTGCGGAGAACGAAGATCGTTCAGGGAAAGGAAGAGAAATGAAATCGCTCTATCCAACCAGGCGGTCAGTCGAACGTGAGGGCGAAGGGCTTGAGATCGAACTGATCACTGAGCCCACGGTTGAACCGGTGACGCTTGAAGAGGCGAAGTCCTTCTGCAGGATCGATGGAACTGACGACGATGCGTTCATTGAACGGCTCATCACTGCCTGCAGGAAGGATGCCGAGCAGACAACGAACCGGGCGTTCATCACCCAGACAATCGTCGCACAGTGGGATCGGATGAGAGACTACGTGGTCCTTCCAAGGGCGCCGCATCAGTCGATTGTTTCCGTTGAGTCATTCGACGGGCACAACTGGCACACGCTCAGCTCGTCGGGCTATCGGGTAACGGGTCTGAAGCGGTTCCGAATCGACATCGGCCGAGTCTTCTCGACCGTCGCCAGGATGGAGAACCCATTCAGGGTGACGTTCAATGCAGGGGAAGGTGACGATGAGGAGCACATAGACGAACGCATCAAGCCGGCAATCCTCGATATGGTGCTTGTCGCGTACGATAACAAGGGACAGTTCAAGACGAGTGACGGCGCTCCACTCTCGGGTCTGATGACGCCGACAGCGACGGCACTGATTTCCGGTCTGACAAACTACAGGTGATATGATGTCTTCGGGAACACCGCAAGCGCAATCTTTTGCTCATCTCCAAACCTCAAAGCGTTATAGAACTTCAGATCTGCGACATCGAGCGATGCTGCAGGAGCAGTTGTTGACGCCAGACGGCGCCGGTGGAAACGTGCAACATTGGGACGACGTCTCGCCATTCTGGACAAAAGTTTCGCCGCTGAGTGCATACGAAGTGGCGCAGGCCGCTCAGATGGGAACGGTTGTCGACACGCGAATCGTCATGCGCAATCCCGGTGACCTAACACTGAAACTCGCCGCAACCGGTTCAGTCTCACGGTTGTATCGATTCACATACTATGAACATATCTACAAGATCGAAGGCGTCATCGACAGAGGGGAATACCTGGAGTTGATCTGTTCTGAATATCAGCCATTGAACCCATGACTCTTAACAATTACGTCTCTTTCAGTGTCAGCGACGCAGATGTTGCTCACTGCATCGCGAACATTGATGCTTTCGATGCAATGAGGCAGAGCCAGGTTCGGGAGGCTGTTGCCGAGACGACATATCTAATCGAGACGGCTGCCAAGCGTAGCGCTCCGGTCGCCGGCAAAGGTAAGTTTGGAGGATTCCTACGGTCGCGCATCTTCTCTCAGATCAGCGCCAGCGGTTATGGCGGCAGGGTTTGGGCCGCTGCTCCCTATGCGCCATATCAAGAGTTCGGAACCGGGGCACTCGTCGACGTCCCTGAAGGCTTTGAGGACTTCGCCCTCCAGTTCAAAGGGAAGGGAATTCGACGGGTAAACATCAGGGCGAAGCATTTCCTATTCTACGCTTTTGAACTTGAGATGCCAGAGTTCATCAGGCGTGTCAGGAATATTTTCGGAGTTAAGCAATGAAGGATTGTTCGTTCGAGATCCATAAGGCCTACTTCGAGCGCTTCTCGGAATCTGGCTTTTGGCCTGTCTTCGATCGGCCAGACGGCAGGGCAAATGCGCCATATATCACAATTGACAACGTGGCGATGCGAGACGAGTCGACGAAGACGTCGTCAATGCAGAGGGTCACCGTTCAAATTACCGCCTGGGCCGCCTACACCGGCGACGCCGGGGGAAAGAAGGAGGTCGAATTGGAGGGCTCTCTGATCATCGATGCTGTCACGGACAAGAACCGTCCTCTGGATTGCCGATCAGGTTTTCATATTATCACGCGCAAGATCGAGTCAGCGACGACTGTCGAGGACCCGAGGAATCTACCGCAGAACTTCATTCGCCGAGTGCTTCGATTCACGCATCTCGTCGAGGAACTCTAACACGCTAACAGAAAGGGTACGACAATGGGTGCGAAGAACGGCACAGAGATGCTGCTGTATGTGAATGTCTCCTCAAATCCTACAGCGATTGCGGGTCTGACGTCAAACGCCTTCAACGTTAAAGGCGAGACCATCGACGTTACCACAAAGGACTCCAACGGTTGGAGAGAACTCCTGGCTGGAACGAATTCCTTCTCATTTTCGGCTGATGGGGTGTTTGATGACGCCGCTACGTTCGGATACAACGATCTGCTCGATGCGATGAAGCTGAAACAGCCATTGATGGTCCGGATTTCGACCGAAGAGAGTGGAGAGTATTACCAGGAAGGCTACGTTATCATCACGTCCCTTGACAAGACTGCGCCGCTCGAAGACAAGGTAACCTTCTCGGCGACATTCGAGGGAACAGGCGAACCCTCTCATTCAACGGTGTAATATGAACGAACTCACAGGATTCACCAAGGTGACAATCGGCGGAAAAGAACGTCCGGTGAAATATGGGTGGAACTCTTTGCGGCTCCTGGAGGAGCGCACCAAAGTTAATGCGCTCAATCCCTATGAGATATCTCAGGCGCTCCTGACCGCCAGTTTCCGCACCGCGGTTGTCGTCGTCGGGCTCATTGAAGGCTGTCGAGTCACAAAGACCGAAGTCGACTTCACGGAGAACGACGTCGGCGACTGGCTCGATCGAGAGGGGTTCCGGCGCGTCCAGGAATTCGCAAAACTCTTCAGCGACTCAATCTCTGACGCATCGATGATTGGGATGGGCGAGGAGGAAAAAAAAAGCCTCATAAAACTCTCTCATGGAGCGCTCTCCGACAACTCGCTTTCGGAGAGGTCGGACTCAAGCCAGAAGAGTTCTGGGACCTGACGATCGCGGATTTCAATCTGCTCGTCAAACAACGCCGTAGAGAACAGATTGAACGATGGAGAGAGATTAGATGGCTCGGCGCGGTTATCGTCAATGTCAACCGCGATAGGAAGCGATCGCCAATCTCACCCAAGAAGCTCCTGCCACTCCCAGAAGACGATCGAGAGAATGTGGAATACATGAGCAAAGAGCGATTCAAATATCTGAAAGCCAGGTGGAACTGACGTGGCTCAGCCGGTGCTTGAAGTCGGGATTGGGGCAGATCTTTCGCCATTCGAAAAGGCGATTGGGGAACTGCGCGCGGAAATCCGCGGACTGTCTTCCTCCATCATGCAGTCAGGGGTCCAGGCCACGGGAGCCTACACCCAAGGCATGAATCGCGCCGGAACGGCAACCAGCGGTCTCACGAGTTTCATCCGGGAGCAGCGAACGGAGTCTCGGGAGCAGGCTTTCCTCTTCCGCCAGGGCGTGGGAGTTGTTGGCACGATTACAATGTCGATGCTCGCTTTATCGAGCGCAACCAGTGGGAATTCGAAGGACATGCAGCGGCTCAATTCAGTTCTCTTGGCCGGCTATACCTCTTTTGAGGCAACAAACTTCGCAATGTCTGCCCTTGGCATCGCTTCCGGCGGCTGGGCAACTGCCGTGCAGCTCGTCGTCGGACTCAGTGCCTCTCTCTTCGCTTTTTTGAACACGGGCACGGGGCAAATCAAAGAACAAAAGAAGGCGGTCGACGATCTCGTCGAGGCTTACAAATCGTGGCAGGATAGATTGAGCGGCACAAACGCTGCGGATGCAAAAATCTCAAAGGAAGAAGCTCAGAGCTGGACACACAAGGTCTCGGTCCTTCAACAGTTGAGCGACGTGATGACGGCGGGTAACCTCACTGACGCCCAAAGCATAACGCTGATGCAACAGGGTGTCGACATCTATAACGCAACATCCCGATCCCTCGTGAAGCAATACGTCGCATATTTGACAGCGCACGATGCAGAGCTTAAAGAGTTGACGAGCCTTGACCAGGTAAACGCAGCTCTCGGTGATGCAAAAACCAAACGGGACGCCGCAGTCGCCGCAATGAATGCGCCCCCAGCCGTGAAGGCTCAAAAAGATCAGATCTCGTTCCTTGACAGCTTGATCGAATTAGAGAAGTTTGCGACCCAAGGCCTCGCAGAGCGAATCCGTTTGCAACTGATGCTCGACATGATGAAGGAACCCCCGCCGACGCCGATCGAGGATTTTGCGCAGCCGAATCCATTCGAACAGATGATGAAGGGTCAATCTCTCGGCACAATGAAGGGGCCGAAGATTGAAATGCCCCGTGATCTGCAAGACCCAATATTCAAGACGGCAGTTGACGGTTGGCTCAAATCGAAGAGTGCATTGGATCAGTACACCGAAAGCATCCAGGCAATGTCCGATCAATGGGCCCTCGCAACATCCGACACCATTGGCGGGTTCAACGACATGCTGAAAAGTTTCGTCGACATGGCTCGCAAAATGATTGCAGGCTTCATCGCTATCGGGGTCGCCGGCGCAGTCAAGGAATCCCTCATCTCAACCCCGTTCCCCTTCAATGTGATTTTGGCCGGTCTCGCTGGAGCTGCGGCGGCGACCCTGTTCTCCTCGATTGTTCCCAAGTTTGCTGAAGGAGGGCTTGCTTATTCTCCGATGCTGGCTGTGGTTGGGGACAATCCTCGTGCAGCGAGTGATCCTGAAGTGATTGCCCCGCTTTCCAAACTTCGCGGCATGGGCGGCAACATGCATCTGACCGGATCGTTCCGGATCAACCGTCGGGACCTTCTCCTCGTACTTGATCAAGCAACAGACGATCGTAAGACAATCACGGGAAGTTGAGAGAGTGAACTACGGCAAAAAATATTATACGCCATTCGGCGACGATCTCGGCAACTCCTGGGAGATATCCCTCTGGGAAGTGGACTTCTCGGGCGTAGCTCAGGTTGTAGTCGCCGCCAATCCGCCGTTTGTGCTTACCTATGAAGGCCAGGGCAAATTCCCATTCTCCAATCCCATTCGAGGATCTTCATGTGAATACACGATTGAAGCGCAGGAGAGCGGCGTCGAGTACGATCTTGAACAGATCCTCGAGGCGGATGAAGGCTCGTATCGAATCGAAATCTTGAAGAATTCAAACCTCTTCTGGCGTGGATCCGTCCTGCCGCAGCTCTCTGAGACTGAAGATGCTGCGTTCCCCCTTGCATACACGATCACAGCGACTTGTGGACTCGGGCGGCTCGACGGCATTCCTTTCCGGGACGATAATGCTGAGGCATACTCAGGCCGGGTCTCGAAGCTTCAAATCATTGTCGACATCCTGAACAAGCTTGGGCAGGATCTGCCCTTCGTCACGGCGGACAATTGGTTCTCGACTTTGATGACTCAAAATCTGGGAGACGATGCGCTCGTTCAGGCGCTTGTCGATCGGGGAATCTTTTACGATGAGAACGGCCTCCCGTGGATGTGTAGTGACGTTCTGAAGTCGCTCCTGCTCAAGAAGAGTCTGCATGTCACGCAGGCTAACGGAGCATGGCAGATCATTCAGCAACAAGCCCTCAAGGATGCAGCGATCCATGTGATCGAATACAATTCGTCCGGGGCGTTTACCCTGGCGCACTATGTCGATCTGCGCGTCCCCTATGACAACCTGAATGTGCGGATGCAACAAATCCACCATTCGAAATCAAAGCCGCTCAGATCTGCCGAGATCACGTATGACGTGACGAAAGAGTTCACGGTCAGGAACGGGGACTTTGAAGAGTGGGAACTGCCGTCGGGAAGCGGCAACATGCCGGTTGGCTGGACGGTGGTCAACGGCGATGTCGAGCGGACCTCCATAGCCAAGACGGGCAAGTACGCGGTGAAGATGCTACCCCACTTCAACGACATCTATCCCGAGCCGGATCCGGCAACACTCCTGCGCCTTGAGTTCCAAGGCTCCGACATTGGCCTCTTTGCTTACGTCTCCTCGCTCAAGATCTCCGGATCGATCGGGTACTCCGTCCGCGATTGGTCTCAACTCTTCTCAGCTCCTCCGGATGATTGGACGCCGGACTACGAGCCTCGCCATGCTTACGTCTGCATCCGGGTTGGCGACTGGGTGCTCAAGGAAGCCTGGATCCCCGTTGGCGGCAAGAACACAAAACAAGTTATCGGATGGGAGCAGACGCCGATCGATTACTATGTCCGCATCGAGTGCTTATCCGGTTGGGGAGACTTCGAACTCAACACGCCCGTCACTCCGTTTACCGGCGGCCTCTTCAGCCTCAAGATCACAACGGGCGTCGATGACGGCGCCTTTGCCGACAGCCAGGCATACGGCTATGTGGACAACGTGAGATGGGACAACGTGGCTGTCGAGATCATGTCGCCCCTCGAGGGCAACGCAGAAGATGACACGGTTGATTCCAAAACGACGAGTTGCTCTTTCGATCTCTCGTCAGCAACGACAGACGAAGACCTGGGGGATACTGCGATTGGTGACGGTCCTTCAGTGGCCACGTTAAGCCGGATCACTGTCGCCGGCCAGGATACCACGCTTTGGTCCCGGCGCGGATTGTCTGACGATCTTTCGCTTGATTCGCTGAATACACTGATGGTTCTGCGCGCAACCTGGATGCCGAACCGCATCATCAAGGCGGGGCTTCATGCTGATTTTCAGGCGCATAATACTTTGAATTTTCGCGGTGCAGTCTACGCCTTCAACGGCGGATCGTTCACGCCGAACACGGGTTGGTGGCAGGGTGAATGGCGGGAACTGCGTGATGACGATGTACTCGGGATCTTCGGCGGCGCCATTGAACGCCGGAGTGGAAGCGCCGTCGGCTCTCACGGAGACGTTTACGCCGGTTCACTGGCATTCGCAGATGGGTTCGCCGGTACCGGTTTCGCAATTAGGGTCATTAACGGCAAGGCGATCATTTTCTGTGACGGTCTCGTTGTGCGCGGGGACATCCAGGCGGCATCGTTCCTCATTCAACAGATTCGGACATTCAACGGCTCGATTGCGATTGCTCGCGCCGGAACAGGCAAGCCGAAGAAGATGGCAGAGATACCACTTTAAAACGAAAGGAGCATCGCCATGTCAGGGTTCACCAATAAAGGCAAATATCGGTTGCTCGGCGCCTATCGGGGCGTCGCCATGCCGGGGCATTTCTACCTCGCCCTGGTAACGAGTGCCGTCGCCCCGGTTGCCGATACGAATACACTCGGCGAACTAACGCAGGTTGGAGCCGGCACGGGATATACCGCAAACGGATCGCAGGTCAACTTGAACTCGACCGATTTCGACGTCTACACGGAGGACGACGCGAACGACCGGGCGCTGATCCAGTTAAAAAACTTCTCCTGGACCGGATCGGGAGGCCCAATTACCGCCGCTCGTTATTCCGTCCTTACGGATGACAATGCGACCCCGGCCAATAGAGAGGTCTGGAACTACTGGTCACTCGGCTCTGATCGCACCGTTTCAGACGGTCAAACGCTCACACTCGTCGATCAGGAACTCGATCTCACTGAAGCTTAGGAGGAATCATGAAAGCGAAGCAATTCGTCAAAGAGGCGGATCCGGAAGATTTCCGCGCCGCAGAGTCCGCCCAGTCAATGGGTGCATTGTTCACCGGTTCAGCTGAAACGATCTACCCCGCTGCGATCGCCGATCTCACGGCGAAGCTCAAAGATCCATCGCTCTGCGATAACACATCGGCAGAGCACACCTATCTTTCGAAAGCGAAGACGCTGCCGATCGAGGCCTTCAGCGATGCACTTGCCGATTCCGCGAAAGGATTTACGCAAGAGCGGCTCGTCAACCGTGCGAAGGCGATCGAGATCGCTCGCAAGTACTTCACGGCAAAACTCCACGAAGAGTGTGGAGAAACACTCGCACTCAGGATCACGTCTGCGCCGGCAAAGAAGTTCAAACTCTTTGTCGCTGTCCAGGTCTGATGATGCGAGAGCTTACCGAACATCGGACGCTGACCGCGAAGCACTTCGAGATCGAGCCTGGAAGATTCCTCTTCAGGGGCTTCGCGAGTCATATCCACTTTCCCGACGGCGCCTTAAAGAACGGCGCTCTCCGGGACATCGATACGACGCTCAACTTCAACGCGGCGTCGAAGTCCTATCAGATGACTTCGGCTTCCTACGAGGCGGAGATCGGACTACTTGGATCTGTCCGGTTCCACAATGTTGATCACTCGATCGAGTTCCGGTTGCCGAATGTGCGGAGCGTTGAGGCAGAGGCATATCTCGGATCGCGCTGGGGAAAGCAGGGTAAGGCTCTCATTTGGCGCAATATCATCCAGGATGGCGGGCACCAGATCGTCGAGGCCCGCAACACCTCACTCGCCAAGATATTCCACTTCGACAAGAAACCTCTCTCTAACATCGTTGATTTCGAAGTCATCGCATCGGCCGGTACAGATGGCCCGCCGTTGAATGCCTCGCATCGAGCAGTCCAGATTCTCATGGGCACAAAGGACCGCGTGACGTTTATCCGTCCCGTGCGCGCATGGAATCATCGCGGCGAACATATCGACGCAGATCTTCGGTTCACTATGCGTGGCAAGCAACTTGTCGCTCAGAAGATCATCGATCAGGCGTTCATCGATCGGACGTTCAACGAGGCCGGGGCGTGGCTCGAATGTGACACAACCGCGAGTTTCTATGCCGGATCAGGTGACGGCTATGTTCGCAATTCTCAGGTCAACACCGCTTGGTCAACCGTCAGGACGGCAACTAACGGCACGGACCATGGTACAACCGACGCCAGTCTATCAGCGGTCTCGAGTTGGATATACGACGATCCCGACGTAACACTCAACATCACCCGACTCTTCTTCCCCTTCAATACGTCGAGCATCGATGCGAGTGCGATTATTTCTTCGGCGTCTGTCTTCGTTTACAGAACTGGGAATGGTCTAAACGCGGGATCTGGGAGTCTTGTCACAGCAAATCAAGCATCGACTTCGGCGCTGGCGAATAGCGACTTTCATCTCGTTGGGGCTGCGGCAATAGGGACCGGGAATTTCAACTCTTCGGCAGGTGAGGGGTGGGCGGAGATCAGCAATCTCGCTGCGTATATCCAAAAAGCAGCCTGGACAACGTTCGCAGTCAGGGAGGTCGACGACCTGACGGACAACGAGCCGCCGCCGAGCGATAGCGTCGAACTCCTGATGAGCGAGTCCGGCGTCGTGCCTTGTATCAGCGCGACCTATTCAATCCCCGTCATCGTCACGCCTTCGGCGGCATCAGCGATCAGCACCAAGACAGACCCATCGGTCGTTCTGGGATCAATCAGTGTCACGCCGGCACATGCGTCGGCAATCAGCACAAAAACGGATCCAACGGTATCGATCGCATTTACGATCTACCCGGCCGCCGTGACGGCAATCGCAAAGAGTCTCGATCCGACGCTGATCTTCGGCTCGACGTCGATAACGCCAGCGGCCTCATCCTCGATCGCACACGCGACAGATCCCTCGCTTTGGTGGGGTTCGGCATCGATCACTCCGGCCGCCTCGTCCTCGATTGCAAAGACAACCGCGCCCGACGTCGTTCTCGGGTCTCTCTCTGTCACGCCGTCGACGGCATCCGCGGTCGCAAAGACAATAAACCCCCGGGTCACTTCGGGCGCTTATCGCAACACCTGGATCAACAAGGGACCCGGGTTCGTTCTCGACGACATCGTTATGTCTTATCGGAGCGACTTTGATGCATCCGGATCCCCATTCGATTGGTTCCGCATTTTCGGACGCGTCATCGCAACCGGCGTCGACTCGCAGGGCAAAGAGTTCTCCGATATCCAGATTCTCTCTGGCGGCGATCAGATCGATGTCTTCAAAACGGATATTGAGTGGATCGTGATCGGCAACGTCACTGATCCGTCGAGAGCAAACCTCATCTACATGACGAGCGACGATGCAAACTCGCCCTATATGGAGATGCGAAGTGGCGTGACGTCTGTCGCCCAGTTCGGAGCGATGGCATCTCTTCGGGTCCGGCTCGGCAATTTGAACGGCGTTGTGGATCCGACATTCGGGATACTGCAGGGTTACGGCCTCTACTCTGACAACGTTTATCTGCGCGGCGATATGATCCTTGGCGCCGGCAGTTCGATTTCCTGGGCGTGCGTCACCGGAGCCCCGAGCGTGCCGACGTCGTTCGACTGGACAACCGAGATCACGGGGCGTCCGGCGAACCTCGTTGCTCTCGGCGACATCCCCGGTTACATCCAGTCGACATATCTTGATGCGAATGAAGTTTCCAGTCCCGAGATCAGGGGTAACTGGGTGCTGGCCGGCAACGTTATAGTCGGAGATCCTTCGACCGGCTTGACGACGGGAATGCTCGGTGATGAATCCGGAGCTGATCCACTGACGATCTTCTCTGGATCTGACTACGTTGGTCGTGCAACGGCACCATTTCGGGTCTATCAAAGCGGGAACGTCTACGCTTCACAGATCACGATCGCGGTCGCCGGAGCGAGTTCAGGCGGCGCAGGCATTACCAGTGAGAACTCGTCCTCAACAATGATCTGGGCTGGATCCGATTTCGCGGGGCGAGACGCGGCGCCATTTCGGGTGACACAAGCAGGACACGTCAAAGCTCATGACGCAGATGTTGAGGGTTCAGTCAAAGCAACCGAGTTTGAATTGCAGGGTGAAAATGGGTTCGCTCATCTCACTGCTGATGGTGGATTAGTATTCGTGAATGCGGATTCTCCACCGACAATAACCTCGATCGGTCCATATGGGCTTCAGGGAGAGTTTGGGAACCCACCATCAATAACCTGGGAAATCAATTCTTATGATGGGTCTGCCTCATTTAGAAGTTTGAACCTGAACGGATCGGAACTCGCTTGGGGTAGTTCGTTAGCAGCAACCGGCCCAACACTCAAACGGACCCTGAACATCGGGGGCGTCTCGGTTGATGTCGCCTGCTACAATTAAAGAGGGAGGAATAGTATGGAGAACAACACACAGGAGCCCGAGTTAACCACTGAGGCTCGAAAGGTACCATTTCCAGTCTGCGATAAACCGCTCTCGGCGAGCAGCGCTCCGTCGGGATATTATGTCGCGAACGCATCGGCAGGTTCTCCGACAACGCAACTGAAGAAGATTGAACTCAACATCGGCGGCACATCATACAACCTTTTAGCAATGTAACAATGAGGAGGTGTTATGGTTCTCTCGGAACAGCAACAAACGGCGATCAGCATCAGAAGCATCACGACCGAGCTCATGCAGTGCATCGAGGAGGAGTCTCGGCTTCGGATCCGGCTCGAAGTGGCGATTGAAGTCAAGAACGAGCCACTGATCGCCCCGACACAGAAGGCTGTCGAAACACTCAGGCTTACGATCGCAGCGCTCAACACGAGGCTGGATATGGTTACCTCGAAAGTGGTGCAAGCAAATTGAAAGGATCGCATTGGTGGGTAAGATCTGGAACCGGCTTTGGGCTGTAAATGGTATCGTCAAGCGAGCGTGGATGGTTGCCGGTATTCTCTCGGCGATCGTGGTCACGGGAGGGGTCGTGTTCAGCCAGGTTAGAAATATCCTATGGGTTGGGGACGATCATGCGAAGATCCAGGTGCTCGAGGCGGATATTGCGAACGTGAAGAAGGAGGTTTCAGAGCAAGCCCATGCGATGGAGCTCTTCAGAGAGCAACAGAGCAAGAGAGACACGCTCATCATTCTAAATTTGACCGAGATCAAGACGGCGCTGCAGCATCATGTGGGAGCGGATCGTTCGAGACAAAAAGGAGCATCACAATGAGTGACATAACCAATTCCATCACTGTGCGGATCTCAACCCTGGCGATCGTGGCAGGATCGATCTTCGTCGCCGGCGTCGTGATCGGCGCAATCGTCTTCTGAGGCAACTATGAGCAAAATTAGAACTTTTCCCCTGCAGCTCGTCGGCAAGCTGTGGTATGTGCTCAAGGATGTTTTAGTCTACGTCGTGCTGATCATCCTTGCCGTGGTCGCCCTGAACGTCTCGGCCAACTCGACATCAGGGGAATACTTGAGCGTCCTGGTATTGCGGCCGGCGATCCGGCTGCTCATGCTCGGACTTGTGCTCGAATTCACATTCAAACGGACGGACTTCCAGGATGAAATTCTCAAAGGCAATGTGGCTGCCGCTGTTGTGCTTGCTGCTATGGCTTACGTCGTCTCAGCGCTCTGAAGCGCAGTACGACAAAGTGATCAAGTCTGCGAGTGACCGGGCATTCGGCCTCGAGTCGGATTATCTATGGCACAAGGCACGGCTCAAGGTTGAGAGTAATTTCAACCCGAATGCTCAGAGTCCGGTTGGAGCGCTCGGGCTTGCTCAATTCATGCCGGCGACAGCTCTGGACTACGGGGCAAAGACAACAGCGCAGCGGCTTGATCCTTCATGGTCGATCAACGCTATGGTCCGCTACATCCGGGACATCTGGGGCTTGCTCGAGCGCAATGCGAAGATGAAGATCCAGGCGAAGGACCATCAGATGCTCTCTGATGCGAGCTACAACACCGGCCAGGGAAGGGTGCTCAAACTCTGCAGGCGAGAATGTTTCACCTGGGAATCGATCGTGGAAAGCCTGCCGCAGGAGACGCGCAACTACTCGCCGAAGATCCAATCCTGGAGGGACCGCTATATGAGAGGTCTGCAATGAAGACCGGATCTGGATTCCTCGTCGTTGCGTTGATAGCCTTGTCGTTGGTACTCGGGGCCGTGATCTGGCGGTCGTGCGTCGAGAAGCCGCGCATCACAACCCGGATCGAATGGTATGAGAAGCAGATCGTGATCCCGCCAAAGACTGAAACGAAGCCGGGGAAAACGCTGCCTCCATCCTTCGAGACAGCGAGGCGGGACACGATTATCCTCAAAGAGCCGTGCGATTCGCTCCGTGGATGGGCTGTAGAGCACTCAAAACCTTTCACAGCGACGTATCTTGACACCCTGGACGTGAAAGACTCGCTGGCGTCATTCTGGGCACAGGAAACGACTACTGTGGAGGTCGACCCGTGGACGAGGATCATCACAAAGACCCGCGCGGTCCAAAACGCTATCCTTAGGGCCGCACGCGTGACAACGACCGAGACCGTGACCGCTATCGACTGGCTCGTTACGGCCGGAGCGCTGATCGTTGGGCTCCTCGTAGCCCTTTTCCTCACAAAATAAGTGTAAGTGATTTGTAAGTGATCGACGGCTTTTATGCGTTTTGTGCCGCTTATAGACGGCTTAAATAGGCGAAATTGCGAGAATGAACGGGAATCAGTGCAGGTCTGACAGGTTCAAGTCCTGCCCCCGCTACTCAGATTCATTAGGAAATAACCCTGTTTTGCACTCACTGTAAGTGATATGTAAGTGCGATTCAGGGTTTTTTCTTTTTCTTTCGGGGAAGATGCAGCAGATTCATGTCGCGCCGGATGGAATCGGCTACGGGGTGAGTGTAGATGGAAGTAGTCTGGGGGTTAGAGTGTCCCATCAGGTCCTGCAGGTTGCGCTGTGCTGCCCCGTGGCTGGCAAGCCAGGTGCCAAAGGTGTGCCGGAGCGAGTGGAGGCGAACGTTGCGCTTCAGGTCTGTTTTGAGAGCCGCCCGCTTGAACCGGTTATAGAGGGCGCTGCCGGTGAGCGGTATCAGCCTGCCGTCAGATCCGGCCTTCTTCATGAGGCGTTTCAGGACTGTCTGGAGGTCTGAACTGATGGGAATGGAGCGGTAATTGTTCTGCTTTGGTTGATCAATCTTGAGTATTTTCGAGCCGAAATCGATGTCTGAGAGCGTTATTTTCAAGCCCTCATCCCCGTCTGCACCTTCACCAGAAGGTGGTACTCGATTCGTCTGAGGGAATCAGCCTGGTTGCTCATGATTGCGTCCCAATCCTGACAGAAGCCGATGCGAATCGAACATAAAAACAGGATGACAATACTCAGCGACATCCTCATAACTCCCCCTATTGGATAGTTGAGAGCTTTTGAACTGCACGGTACAGGTGGGTGATTTCTGACTTCTTATGAATCGACGGCGGGTACTCCTTCTCGTTCGCACTCGTAAGCGTCACGGTATTGTCCTGGAAGTGAAGTCGCCTCAGACACGCATCGCCGTCGCTGAACACGACAAGGCAAACGTCGCCGGACTTAACTTCCTTCTTTTTACTCACAATCACAACCTCACCCTCGCTGATAACCGGCTCCATTGAGCGACCTTTGACCACAACCCCGAACCTGGAATCGTCTTTCGTCTTCTGCGTCCCGATGTAGTATGCGGGCTCCTGCGCGAGAACCAAACTCTTCTCTCCTGCTCTTGCATATTCAAATACCGGGATCTTCTGAAGCTCAACTTCGAGAAATGTCGTTTGGGCTTTCGCCGGCGTCGCCGGTTCTTTGCCGGTCATCAGCCATTCGACATCACACTTCGCACCCCTCAATCTCTCCTGCATCTTGTTGCCGGGCTTCCTCACTCCCATCGTATACTGATAGAGCACCGGCGGCGACATCCCTAATTCAATCGCCGCATGGTGGACATTTCCAAACTTGCCTTCCAACCACGCCTTCAACCGCTCACCAATCTCCTCAAATTCTCGGGGGTTTTTGCTCGGCATAGGAGTTGATAGTTCGCTTCTGATTGTAATATGAACAAAATGTATACAAGCACTTGACAACGGTTAGGAAGTGTATTATATTCCCCTCGTCACAAATCAACAAACAGGGGTAATGCTTATGAACGACCAAGCGAACAACGTTACCCAAAACGCAGCCGAAAGTCAAATCATCGACGAAGGCCTGCAAGTGCGGATTCGGATGCTCACGATGAAGCAAACGCGATTTCGCTTTCTGGATCAGCCTTACCTGGCGAAAAAGCTCCACCGCAGTCAGACTGCAATTTCGCAGGCCCTGGCTGGAAAGCGGCGTGAATTGCTTGCGCGCATCACGCGTCATCTCGATTACCTTGAGCGCCGCTACGGTGAAAAGATTACTGCCTAATCTACCGATTCTGAGCACCGTATAGTTGCACTTAGCCTGGGGAGGACGTGCATGTTTCTCTTTAGCGAAGAGATGAGAGGGTTGTCGGAAGATTTCAAACGTGACTGCCTCCAGTTCATCACGGAAGATCAGATCACGCGCGAGGAGATCGCAGGAGTTCTCGGTGTCAATCACGGCACGGTTAGCCGTTGGTTCAGCCCTGGCGATTTCCACTTTCCCGCTTGTCTCGTTCCCGCACTCAACACTCCCAAACTGAAACCGCTTGCCGAGGCGATGCTGAGATTCCAGGCATCGAAGCTTGGGCTTTCGGTTTCCCGGCGCGTCTGCGCATCGAAGCTGGACGGTTCAATTCAGGATGAATCACTCGACATCGTTCAGCACCTGGGTAAGGCTGTCGCCGCGGTGAGGGAAGGAAACAAGTCAATTCGTTGCTGCCGCAAGGAGTTGCTCGGCATCATTGAGGCGAGCGATGCAGCGTTGCAGGAACTTGAAGCGATGGAGAAGCAATCATGAGAAAAAAGAGGCCCACACAGTCGAAAGACATTAGCGTACGAACGCTTGAAAGGTCCTTTACAGCCGATGTGATAGCTGAAAACATTCCCCTCATCGCTCTCGAAATTGGATTCATGCTGAAGAACCGCATTGGCGAGAGGGTTGAAATCCGAATCAAGACGGTGTCGGAGCGATGATCGAAGCCCCTCAACTACTCGCCCCGAAAGATGTCGCCAAGCGACTGAGCTGTAGTCTCTCAATGCTGTATCGTGAGGTGAAGCTGAAGAAATTTCCGCGCCCGATGTGAAACTATGGCAAGAGTCCGAGCGCGGTTACCGGTGGTACGAAGAGAGTGTCGCTCGATTTATCATCTCAAGGCAGGTCCGACGTTCGTTCGACGTCGACAATGAAGACGCACCGCCATTTATCCCCATCGATCCAGAACAATTCATCCGCAAGAACAGGAGGGTTGCATGAAAAAGCACTGGCGTCTATTCATCCGCAACTACCGCACGAACTGGAAGCGGTATCGCGTTTGGTTGTGGTTTTATTCTGAAGTGGTTTCTCTCGTCGTCGCTGTTGGGCGTCGGAGATACTCGATCAACTTCGGGATCCAGGTCGTCGCCCTAACTCTCGCTTACGTTCTGCTCTTTGCCGGTTGCACGCATCCTACGGAGCAGGCTAAAGACCAGGTGAGCGCGCAGCACACGGTTACGTTCGTCTACTCGACCGGCGAGCGAATGGACGCGCCCTCGACGGGATCTGGTGAGTTCACGATCGTTCCCTTGCCGGACCGCTACCCGGACCTGATTGTTGTAGACGCGGGAACGGACAGGGAGATTGACATTCAAGTCAAACGGTCCCAATAACGAGGCGGCAGGTGAACAACGATGAAGCCACAAAAAGGAAAACAGCTCACTCGCGTCGCACTGCCATTATCATTCCGGTGGATCTCGTTGCTCGCAAGAATCGATCTCTTTTGTTCGACCCTTCGAACGCGATTCAAGCTACTGAGACTCAAAATTGCAGGCGTCTTCGCGTCATTCGCGTTGTGGGTCAGACGGTCGACGAACTCACCCGAACGACAGATGCGGAAGCGAATGAAGGAGGAGCAACGCCGGATGGAACTGAGGGCGATCGGCCGCCGGCTAATGAAATCGTAAAGACAGCATCATAACGGGTCAATCAAACAGGAGGAGTCATGACACAGCCCGCAACAAACCTACCAGCGACGTTTGAGCAGCTCCCCGCGGTGAAGAGCCAGGTGGAGCTGAATCAAGCGCTAAACAGAATGCGCCAGCACTTCAACGTACTAGTCCCGGCGCAGATGAACTTCTCATCTCTGATGCACAAGGTCGCCCTAGAGGCCGTTCAGTTGGATGCGACGGTCGACAACAAGGGCAACGGCATCGACATCTATTCGCCCGATAGTTCGGGAAAATACACGCTTCATTACAAAGCGGCAAACAAGATCGCGGGGGCCGCGGGTATCAACTGGACAAAATCCTACGCGGCAAAGCGTGATGTGGGCGCTGACGGACGGGTGATCTACATCGAACATGTTGTGGAATGGGAGGTAAAGAAGATCAACGGATCGACGAAGAAGGGAGTCACGACGGGGCATTATCGCTATGAGGAGGATAAGGCCAAACTCGCAGCAAACCCGAAACAGATTGAAACACGCAGGCGATTCGCTGAGGGTCTGGCTGAGTCGAATGCGAAGCTCAGGGCCATCTTCGAAGCACTCGAGCAATTGCCGCGTCACTTCACAATCGACGAGTTGCGCAAGCCCTTCCTGGTTCCGTGCGTGGTCGAGGATCTGAACGAACTTGCGAAGGATGATCCGGAGATCCGCAAGATGCTCGTCGCCAATTCCCTCGGCATCGTAGACAAGGTGTTTGGGCCGCAGTCGCAACAACAACCCAAAGCCGACCCGTACCTGGTCCCTGGAGTGATGGCGGAGGTTGTCGACGACAGGGCTTCTGGCGCAGCAGCGGAAACCATGCCGGACTTGCGGACGGAGGACGGATTCAAGCGTCACTGGCTGCAGAAGTCAGTCAACGAGCGCGAGGACGAATTGAAACGCCTGCTCGTTGAGAAGTCGGCTGAATTCCCCAAGGCCACAATCTACGGCGAGCTCGCCATCGCCCGCCAGGTCGAAGCCCTGTGGTACTACAACGGCCTTCCGACGCCCGAAAAAAAAACTGCGTTGCCTTGGGAGAAGGGAGGGCAGTCGTGATGCTACGAATTGTTCACTCAGCCGACTGGCACTGGGAAGCAGACAAGCTCGACAAATGCCAGGCATCGGCAGATTTCATATTCGATCAACTGCGCGAGCTCAAGCCCGATCTCCACGTCATCGCCGGCGACTACTGGAATCGTCGACAGATGCTCACCAATTCAAGCGCAGTCATTCCCGCTCTCGAAACAATGAAGTTGCTCGCCGACATTTCTCCAGTCATCCTGATCTACGGCAACGAGGCGCATGACGCCGCGGGCAGTTACGAGATCTTCAGAGACCTCGATACCGAGTTCCCGATTTTCATCAGCAGTCGGGCTCAGGCTATTTGGCTTGCATCGAGCGGCATCTTCACGACAGACGCACCAACAGTTCCAATTGCGCTTATTCATGTGTTCCCTTATCCAACGAAATCATGGTTCCTCGCCGGCAAGGAGAACGTCTCGATCGACGAATCGAATCTGCTCATTCAAGATGCACTGCGGAAGATCTTCACGGGCTTTGGTGCAATATCAATGGACGCCAAGTGCCCCGTGATCTTCGTCGGGCACTGTAATGTCAGCGGTGCGCTACTCTCCAGTGGTCAGACGCTGATCGGCCAGGACATCATGATCAGCAAGCAGGATCTGCTTCTAGCTCGAGCTGACTACTACGCTCTTGGGCACATCCACAAGGCGCAGGAAGTCGGACCTCGGATGTGGTACTCCGGATCGATCTATCACTGCAACTTCGGAGAGGTCGAGAAGAAGAGTTTCAACAATGTTGTGGTGTCGATCAAGAGCGTGCCGCCGCGTTCCTTTCAGACCTTTGGCGGAACCCAGGTTCCTGACACCATCCATCGGGAGGTGGAAGTTTGTCAAGTCGAGATTCCTTCCCGTCCGCTGTCGCTTCATGAGTGCAAATATGCCAGCGATGACGATGCGCCCTGGATTCTCGTCGGGGACGTGGACGGATCATGCACGGCGGTTGATTGGGAAGGCGCAGAGCTCCGTATCCGGGTCCACTTGACGAAGGAACAGTCGGCATTGGTGACTGACGAAGACGTGAAGAATGTATACCCCGGTGCGTTCAGCTATCAGATCGAACGGATCATCATCCCTGAGGAACGGGTCCGCTCGGGTGAGATCACGAAGGCCAAGACGCTCTCAGAAAAGGTAGAACAGTGGGGATCGAGCATCCAGAAGGAGATCCCGCTTGAAGTTTATAGCTTGGCCGCCGAAGTGGAAAGGATGGTGCAACTATGAACGAGTTAGAGCAAAGCTTCGTCGCCCTCGCAAAGAAGCGAGAAGATCTTGTTCGTCAACTCAAAGAGGTCAACGCCGATCTGGTTGGAAGAATGGCGCAGTTGCAGGTTGGCCGGATGTTCCAGGACCCTGCGGACAAGGTTGTGTATCAGATCGTTGTGCCCAACGGCACGTTCGTAGAGTTCAGAGCAATCGACTACGTCCGGACCCGGAGAGAAGGAGAGACGAAGGGATCGCTTTCAATGAAGGAAGCTGAGGCGGCCGGGTTTGTCCTGGGAGGGAATGCAAAATGAAACCACTCTCTCTCAAACTTCGTGGCGCCATCGGGATCCGTGACGGTCTTGGGTTGGAACAGGTCGAGATCGATTTCACCCGATTCTCTCCCGGCCTCATTGCAATCATCGGCGACAACGGCTCAGGCAAGACGACAAGCATGGGCAATATGCAACCCTTCCGTTGTCTGCCCAGCCGTGACGGCGCACTCGCCACTCAGTTCTACCTCAAAGACTCCTACCGTGATTTCTCGTTCGAAGTCGGCGGCCATGTCTACCGCTCGCACATTCTGATCGACGGCCGGACCGGCAAGCAAGAGCCTTATCTCTACAAGGACGGCAAGCCGCTCAACGACGGCAAGACGTCGACCTATGACGTCGAGATCGAGAAGCTGCTCGGATCCGAAGAAATATTTTTCAAATCGGTTTTTGCAAGTCAGAAAGCGAAAACGATCACCTCTCTCACCGCCGGCAAGCGCAAAGAACTCTTCATGGAACTGTTGGGCTTCCAGCGATACGAACTCTACGCCCAGCACTGCAAAACCCAGGCCGACGAGATTGAGACGCAGGTTGCAACCGGACGCGGGAAGCTTGCTCAAATCAACGAGAGCCTGTCGAAGCGGTCCATCGTCCAGGAAGAGTTGATGAATGTCCGGATGCAGATCATCGAAGCAAACGGCGAGATCGACAAGGCTCGTGTGGAGATCGATCAATTGGCTTGGCAAGTCGCTGAGGGAGCGCGGAAGATCGCGGAGAACAAACTGCGGGGCGTTCAGGTCCACGATCTGGGCAACGAAATCGGTGTGCTCGAATCCAGGAAGTGGAAACTGGACCGGGACCATGAAGCCGCTGTCGGCAAGATCAAAACCTCGCAGGACGACATCGAAGCCGATATCACGCGCAAGGAGCAGGTCGTCAGCCACAAGCACGACATCGAGCAGAACGTGATTCACTTGCAGGCCTTGAGGCTTGAACTCAAAGGACTGGAAGAGCGCAAGGCCGAGTTGGTCGAAGTGGAGAGGGAGGAGTCGAAAGCTGAGATGGCCTACCGGGAAGCGAAACATCAGTTCGATTCGATGGCAATGCGACTTGGATCTGAAGCGGTCGCGCTGGACAAAGAGAAGGCTGACTTCTTCAGGGGGTTCAAAGTTGACCTGGTCGCATCTTCTGAGGAACTCTTGAGGCTGGAGCGAACTGCGGGACTTTTGGATAACGTGCCATGTCGGTCAATAGCTGGACTTCCTGAGGTGTGCCAACTGCTTGTATCGGCGATGGATGCCCGGGAGAAGATAGGGGTCGCCAAGGCGCGAATCTCTGAATTGGAATCTGAAGACTTTCGTTTAGCGCATGGTCTTGCAGATATCCTGGCTCGTATCAAAGCCAACAAAGATCGAATGGAATCGTTAGTCCCTCCAGTGAACCACGTCGTTGATCAGTTCGCAGATCGTAAGCGCGCTATCGGCTTTGACGCCGGACAACACGCAACAGTCAAGGCCGAGATTCAGTCGCTCGAAGGCAAGAAGTGGGAGACATCGCTTGACGAGTTACGGATCGCAGAGGTGTCGATCGAGGAAAAACGAAAAGCTCTGGATGAACTCAAGGCTCGGCTGATCGAGCTCAGCTCGAAATATCACGAAGAGGCTGCAGACCTGGACGGGCAAGCGAAGGACAAGAGAGAGAAGTGGGAAGAGGTTAAGGCGTCGCTCCTGCCGTTTGAGTTTCAGACTAAACACACGATGCTCGAACACACGCTGGCAGACCTGACGGCAAACGAGAAGGCGCTGCAGGAGAAACGCTCGCGCCTGATGGGTGACATTCAATTCCGTGAGGAGCTGATCAAGCAACTCGACCAGGCATCCGTCGACGCCGAGCGCATCGAAACAGAGATCAAGCGGCTGCTCACGCAGCTCGAGAACTGGCGGCTCTTGCAACGGGCGTGCTCGAAGGATGGCATACCGGCTCTTGAGCTTGACGCTGCGGGTCCGGCTGTGTCTCAGATCGCCAACGAGCTGCTCGCCTCGACATTCGGGACGAAGTTCCAGATCGCCTTCGAGACCACGCGGCAGTCGAAGGACGGCAAGAAGCAGATCGAGGATTTCGACATCTGGGTCTACGGCGAGCAGGGGCGCAAGCGCATCGAGGATCTCTCTGGCGGTGAAGAGGTGTGGATCGAAGCAGCAATCCGTCAGGCGATTGCATCATACCTCCGCAAACAAACCGGCCGGGATCTCTCATGCCGCTGGCTCGACGAATCTGACGGCCCTTTGTCCGGAGCGAAAGCACAGAACTACCTGGATATGATCCGGATCTCGCACGATTCCGAAGGTTACTATTTCACATTCATCGTTTCGCACCGTCAGGACCTCGTCGCGCAGATCCAACAGCAACTCAGGTTCCTGCCAGAGGAACACAAGATCGAGTTCGTTTACTAACCCTCTCTCACGTCAGGGCGGCGTGCATCAAACTAACTAACGACTTATGGTTCAGGGAAAGCCTAAGCGTCGCCCCGATTTTATCCGAAGAAGACAATGGACAAAGAACTGTTTCTGAAGGTTTTGCTCTCTCGGCACTTTGGCGTCAACGTGGAGAGGGTCACTCCTGAATCGCGCTTTGCCGATCTCGGGCTTGACACCGCCGCGGAGTTGGAGCTTCAATCGATGCTTGAGCGGGAGTTCAAGATCACGTTCAGCCCGTGGGAGACGGACAACATGCACAGCGTTCAGGACGTCCTGGATGCGATCAACATAAAAACAATGGAGGAGCAATCATGACTGTAAAAACCGTCAGCTACTCACGCCTGTTCAACCTGGGCAACTACGAGCACGAGAAGATCGGCGTCGAGATGGAGGTTGCCGAAGGGGAGAGCATCCAGGGCGTGGTCGACCAGGCGCGCAACTACATCAATTTGATCGCCGAGCCGACGAAACGCAAGATCGCCGAGGCGGAAGAGGTCGTGAAGAATCCAGACATGTACCGGGGCGTCGAGGTTAAGCGCGCCCAGAAATTCCTGGACGATATCAAAGCTATGATGGAGAAAGTCGACACGTCGAGGCTTCTGTCGACAACCGAGGAGCGCGACCACAGTGAACATGGGGGAGATCGGCCATGAACGAAAACCCTCCATTATCCAACCATCTCATCCCCGCGCCCGATCGGCTAATAGATATCGCTGTCGCGGACCTCGTCGAATCGAAGGACAATCCACGTAAAACGCTCGATGCCGCAAAGGAAAAAAGCCTGGTGGAAAGCATCCGCTCAAAGGGCGTCATCGAACCACTCCTCTTGCGGCTCTCTGAATCTTGGCCGGTGACAATTGTTGAAGGCGCAAGGAGATTTAGGGCAGCCAAAGAGGCTGGACTCAGAACTGTCCCGGCGATCGTACGGAATCTCACCGATGAACAGGTGATCGAGATCCAGTTGATTTCCTTCGTACAGAAAGCGGACATCCATCCTCTGGACGAGGCCGAAGCCTACGACCAACTCAGGCGGAAGAGCTTCGACATCGCCCAGATCTCGGCCAAGGTCGGGAAGGAGCGATCGTATATCGCCAAGCGGCTGCAACTCGTCAACCTGATCGAACCGGCAAAGAAAGCACTCCGGAGCAATACCATCTTCCTTGAGCACGCGCTTCTGATCGCCAGACTTCAACCGAAGGATCAGGAGAAGACGCTCGAATACACTCTTGACTCGAATGAGAATTTCGGTCCGACCGGCATGCCGGCGAGCATCGACGACCTCAAGGGATTCATCCGGCTGGAATTCGAGCTTGATCTGCGGAAAGCATCATTCGACAAGAAAGACTTGCTCCTGATCGAGAACGCCGGCAGCTGCGTGAGCTGTCCCAAACGCACGGGTTTCAACCGCGATCTCTTCAACGACATCACCGCAGCCGATCGTTGCATGGATCCCGCCTGTTTCGAACTCAAGATGAGGGCGCACCTTCTAGCAATCCGCAAGCGGCTCGAGGCAGAAGGGAAGACGGTCGTATTGATCACTTCTGAGTTGCGAAAGCCGTCCTTTTATCCGGATTCGATCACGGTTCGAAGCTACGTCAAGGCGGCGCCCGGATCGTGCTCGCACGTCGCGACCGGATTGCTCGTCGGCGGACCCAACCGTGGCAAAGTGCTGACGATCTGCAACGACAGGACCTGCAAGAAGCGCAGAAGCCAGAATGCCCACAACATGATGGGCGTCGGTCCCGAACCCAAAATAGCAGAAGGGCTGGAAAAAGAGCGCATCAAACGCGTCCAGGAGGAAATCTTTCGGGAGATCGGGGGAAGATTGAACACTGCTCTGATGCCCCTGATCATCAAGGCCCTTCCAGACGAGATCAGCAAGTATCATCTGGAACTGATATATGATGTTCTAAATGACACCATATTTAGCGACGTTCCCAAAAGCGTCTTGAGGCTTCTCGGTCTGGAGGGAAAACCTCAGAATTGGAGCGCCAAGGATTTGCTGAAGGTTGTGAGGATGTTCGCCATGATCGAAAGGGCCGAGAATGGGTTTGGAGGATACGAGGATACGATATTTATCGAGGAGGCCAAGAGACTTGGAATCTTTGTTCCCTCGATCGAGAAGAATATACGTGCGACGGTTGAAGCGGAGTATGCCGAGGAATTGAAATCAAAACTCAAGGCCGCGGCGCCAGAGAAAAAAGTGGCAGGAAGGTCTCCTGAGGCAGAGCGGGCAACAAAGAAAAAGAAGAAACCGACCAAGAAGCAAACCAGGAAATAAATTCACCCTCTCCCGCAATAGCGGCCGCCGGCACGGCCATAGGCCGCCCGGCGGCCCTCGTCACTTTGAGCACCGTCAAAGAATACTATCCCCTGACGGGATAGTTTAAGAAAGGCGCAGATGGCCAAACAAACCTCCCTCCTCGACAACATCCTGATTGAAAACGTCAAGGAGTTCCAGAGCTGGGGACCGCTCGGGACAAACGGCCGTCCGCTCAAGCGAATGCGGGGCCGGGCATTCATGTCGTTCATCGAAGCACTGCGAGCGCTCGGCTACAATGTCGACTGGAGAATCTTGAACGCTGCAAACTACGGCGATCCCACAACCCGTGAGCGGCTATTCATCATGGCTCGCCGTGGAAACAAGAAGATCATTTGGCCTGAACCGACTCACTCGGCAAAAGGCGCATCGGATGTGTTCGGTTCGACAAAGCCTTGGCGAACGGCGCGTGAGATCATCGATTGGTCAATCCCCGGTAAGAGCATCTTCGAACGCAAGAAACCCCTCGCTCCGAGCACGATGAACCGGATTGTCGAAGGTCTGAAAAAGTTTGGGGGCAAGAACGCCGAACCGTTCCTGATAGTTTTTCGGAATCACCAGGACGCCTCATCGCTTGATCAACCGATCCCGGCATTGACGACGAGCGGTGCGAATTTTGGGTTGATCGAACCATTTCTCGTGCGATACAACGGGGGAAGAAGTGAAGCCGGAAAGAAGCGGGTCCACAGTGTTCAAGAGCCCATGCCAACGATCGCGGCGGGCGGTGAGCAATACGCGCTCTGTGAACCTTTCATTCTGCCGCAGTTTGGCGGGAACGTCCCCCGATCGATCGACCTACCGTTGAACACCCTGTCGACAACGAGCAGAGGAATCAAGCTCGTGCAGCCCTTTATCGTTCCGCTCAATCACGGCAAGGACGATAAGCGGTCCCACTCGATCGACAACCCTATGCCCGCCCTCACGACGGTCGACGCCTGGGGCCTCATCGAGCCATATCTCGTAAAGTTCTATGGCAATGGGAGCGTTCAATCAGTGCGCGAACCATTGCATACCATTCGCACGAAGGATTCTTTCGGGCTCGTCCAACCCGGTGAAACGGCGCTCGACATTCGCTTCCGCATGCTACAGCCGCACGAACTTGCCCGAGCTATGTCTTTCCCTGATGATTACCGGTTCTCGGGAAACCGAGAGGCGAAGGTCAAGCAGATCGGAAACGCTGTTCCAGTGAACCTTGCTGAGGCGCTATGTGAGAGCCTGCTTGGTGGATATTCACGAAAGGATGAAGCGGCATGATCCAGATCGAACAGGAACTCGTCAAGAAATACACCCGGATGCTCGAGATGATCCGCGAGGCAAGTCGCGAGCGTCCAGTCAGTACTGCTGCGCTGATGCAAGCGCTTCAGATCTCGGAGCGAACAGTCAGAGCATTTGTCGAGCTTGCCCGGAGCCAAAAGATGCCGATTGCCAAGGGACCCACCGGCGGCTACTACTTCGCGAACAACTGGCAGGAATTCTCCGAGACGTTCAGGAAGAACTGCAGCCAAGCCCTCTCAACGCTCCGGACGATGAACATCATTCGTCACAACCTCGCCCATCAACAGCAGCTCACGATCTTCGACGTGCAGACAGAGTACGACGATCTGCTCGAATACATTGAACAGCTTTCACTATCGGAAAAAGCAGCGTAAAGAGGAATTATGGGAAAGCCAAACTACTCTGAAAAATTGAAAGATCCGCGTTGGCAAAAACTCAGACTGGAAATCTTCGAACGCGACAATTGGACATGCCAGGTCTGCTGTCTGACCACAAAGACCCTCGCGGTCCATCACTCATATTATATTGCAGGATGCGAACCTTGGGACTATCCAGTACAAAGCCTGATCACCCTCTGCGAGGATTGCCATTCCGCGGAACCCGAGTCGAGACAGCAGGCAGAGACTGAACTCCTTGGGGTACTGAAGCAGTTTGGCTTTACCAGCGAGGATCTCGGGCGAATATCGACTGAAATCATCGAGGGAAGGCAAATACCGTTCCGCACCCACGTTCTCAACGAAATCAAGAAATTCCAGGAGGGCCATGGCCAGGCGTAGGATGATCTCCCAGGAGTTTATTATCGACGAAGAGTTCAATGCCCTCTCTTTGTCAGCCCAAAATATGTTCATCCGCATCCTGGCCGTCTCTGACGACTACGGCGTGGTTCCCGCCAACCTCTATACGCTCGGCAAGCTCACAAACCCACCCAAAAAGATCAACCTTCAGCATTGCTTGGACGAGATCATTGGCGCCGGGTTGGGTTTCCGATTCCCCTTCGAAGGCAACGACTTCTTCATG